AATAGAAAAAATAAGGAGAAAAAATGATGAATATATCTCAAGAAGGTTTGGCTTTAATTAAAAAGTTTGAAGGTTGTGAATTAAAGGCTTACAGATGTCCAGCAAATGTTTTAACCATTGGATATGGAGTTACCAAAGGTGTAACTGAAGATATGGAAATAACTCAACAAGAAGCTGATGAAATGTTGGCTGGTGAGCTTATAGAATACACAGAATACATAAATAACATGGTTAAAGTTGCCTTAAATCAAAGCCAGTTTGATGCTTTAACGGCTTGGATTTATAACCTTGGCCCAACAAATTTTAAAGATTCAACTCTTTTGAGAGTTTTAAACGAAGGCAGATACAATGAAGTTCCTCAAGAAATAAAACGGTGGAATAAAGCTAATGGACAAGTTTTAAACGGTTTAATTAAAAGAAGAGAAGCTGAAGCCTTATTATTTCAAAGTAAAGAATGGGAAAACGTATAAATGGCATACAGTAAAATACAATTTCAACCTGGTATTAACCGTGAAGGAACCGCCTACGATAATGAAGGAGGATGGTTTGACGGAAATTTAATACGCTTTAGAAACGGCCACGTAGAAAAATTTGGCGGTTGGGCAAAGTTAAGTTCCAATACTTTTTTAGGTACAGGGAGAGCGCTGCATAATTGGATGAGTTTGGGTAGTAATCTTTATTTAGGATTAGGAACTACTTGGAAATATTACATTAAAGAAGGTAATGATTATAATGACGTCACTCCAATTAGAGCCACAAACACAGGTACTGCAACTTTTACCAGTGCAAGTGGAAGCTCCACTGTTTCAGTAACTGATTCTTCACATGGGGCTGTCGTTAATGATTTTGTTACTTTTTCTAGTGCTGCAACTCTAGGTTCTAGCAATATTACAGCTACTGTTCTTAATCAGGAATACCAGATTGTTGGAGTTACCTCAACAAGCGTTTACACTATAGTTGCTAAAGATACCGACGGAGACGAAGTAACCGCTGATGCTACTGTTTCTGGTGGTGGTGGTGGCTCTACAGTTGCCAATTACCAAATTAACGTGGGGCTTGATGTATATGTGAAGTCGGCTGGGTATGGATCTGGACTTTGGGGTTCGGGTACGTTTGGGTCTACAAGTGCTATTAGTGATACTGGACAGTTAAGGCTTTGGACACATGATAATTTTGGTGAAAACTTAATTATTAATCCACGCGGAGGTGGTATTTATCGTTGGAAACAAGACGACGGAATTAGCACAGAGGCAAAAGCACTATCAGGAATTACTGGAGCTAATCTAGTACCAACTTTAGGTTTACAGGTAATTACTTCTGAAGTAGATAGGCATTTAATCGTATTAGGTGCTGATCCTATATCTGGAAGCTCTAGAAGCGGAACTGTTGATCCAATGTTAATTGCATTTAGTGACCAAGAAAATGAATTAGAATTTGAACCATTAATTACTAATACATCTGGTTCTTTGCGTTTATCAAGCGGTTCTAATATTGTAGGCGCTGTTAAATCTAGACAAGAAATAGTTGTATTTACCGATACATCTGTTTATAGCATGCAATTCGTAGGACCACCTTTTACCTTTGCTATAAATTTAATAAATGAAGCTACAGGATTAATTGGCCCTAAAGCAGCCGTTACTGGAGACGCTGGTATATATTTTATGAGTTACGGTAGTTTTTATCTTTATAACGGAACCGTACAAAAATTACCTTGCTCTGTTTTAAATTACGTATTTTCAAATATAAATAATGGTCAAGCTTATAAAATAAATGCTTTTACCAACAGTGAAAATAGTGAAGTGGGTTGGTTTTACCCTTCAAGTTCAGCAACTGAAATAGATCGTTACGTTATTTATAATACGCAAGAACAAGTTTGGTATTACGGTAATTTAGAACGACATGCGTGGTTAGATTCGGGTGTAGAGAATTTTCCGCAAGCAACCAATAATAATTATGTCTACCAACATGAAATTGGATACAACGATGACGGCAGCGCTATGACCAATGTTTATGTAGAATCTAGTGACTTTGATATAGGTGATGGCAACCAATTTTCATCTATCTCTTCTATCATACCCGACATACGTTTTTTACAAGATGACAACTCAGGTTCCGTTAATATTGTTACTAAAATGCGTAATTATCCAGGTGATTCTTTAACCACTAAAGCAACATCAGAGATAAGTTCTTCTACTACTAAAGCAAACGTTAGAGCAAGAGGAAGACAAGCTGTTGTACGTTTTGAATCTAACGATGACCAATCTGGCTCTGGTAACGTTTCTCTAGGGTGGCGAGTAGGTGCTACTAGATTTGATGTAAAAACTGATGGCAGAAGATGAGCAAATTATTAGAAACCAGACTACCAATTGAATCTAATGAGTTTGTCAATCGAGATATATATAATCGTCTAATTAGAATATTAGAAATTAACTTAGGCTCATTTGATCCCGACTCAACACCTCAATACAACGATGAAAAAATCAGCACTTTGGCTTTTTCAACAGGTGATGTAATATGGAATACATCCATTGGCGTATTGCAAGTATATACGGGCGTTAAATGGATACAGCTACATACTCCAGTCAATCCACAGGGGTACGGACTGCAAGCATCGGTAGGCTCTGTTTCTGTTCAAACAAATGGAGACGTTACCGTAAATTTAACTAGCTCCATTGAAGGATGGGATATAGAAAAATGGTATTCATAGTGATATGCAAGCAGAACAAAATAATTTTAACAACGTAACAAGACTTCCTCGGTCTATTAAACCTTACAAACTTAAAAACCTTTTATTAGCTAATCCTGCTGATTGGTTTATTGAAGAAGAAACTTTAAAATTAGCTAAATCCTCTTTGCCTGACTTAATAGATTTTTATAAAAGTGAAGGCGTTGAGGATCCAAAAGAGTTATCACTCAAACTTATAATAGAAGAACCCGTTAAAGACGTTTATAACGTACCGTTGTTTTCAGACGTATTTTGCAAATTGATGATAGATGAAATTGAGAACATGCAAAAACATTTTTCATTTTCACCCAATCCAGATGAAGACCAATTAAGACAGATACCCGAAATTGTATTAAATGAAATGGCACCTGATTTATACACATCTTTGATGAACGTTGTATTTTCCGTTGTTAACCCTATTTTTCTTACACTTTGGAATCGCCACGTAACGGGAGGCGGCATACAAATAGCCAATTACAACTTAAAAGATAAGAAACAAGGCGCTTGGCATCACGATGCAAGTGCTGATATAAGTATGGTAGTCCCTTTAAATACAGGCGATTATGTGGGTGGCGGAACTGAATTTTTAAACAGAGGTGTTGTAAAACCACTACCCAAAGGCAACGCTCTAATCTTTCCAAGCTATACTCACATGCATCGAGGCTTACCTGTTAAATCAGGAGATCGGTATTTATTAGTATTTTGGCTTACAACTAAACGCGAAACATAGGTAGAATAGATATATTATGAATAGAATAGACTCAAACCGAAAAGGATTAGCTTCTTTAGGAAGAAACGAAGACAGTTATATGGCTCACGTCGCTCCAGGCGAAATGGTTGTACCACCTGTTATAACACCTGAAACCAGAAAACGCTTGCAACAAGAAATGAGAGCAGCAGGACTGTCGCCTGATAACTATACGGTAGGCGAAGGCATGTCCATCAACCCAATAACAGGATTACCTGAGTTTGGTTGGTTAAAGAAAACGTTCAAGTCAGTAGTAAAAGTAGCCAAAGTAGTTGCACCATTAGCTATGGTTGTTCCTGGAATCGGTACAGCATTTGGTGCTGTATTGGGTGGAATAGGTGGAGGAATTACAGCAGCACTAGGAACAATTGCACCAGGTCTTGCAAGTACTTTAGGAGGTTTAGGCACTTCAGCTATGACTGGTATAGCTGGGTTAGGAATACCAGGTGTTTCCAGTATGGCAGGCGGCGCAGCGCAAGGAATTAGCGGTTTAAAAGGATTAGGCAGTTTAAGTGGTATGCTAAAAGGCGGTCCGTTAGCAGGTTTAACAGGCGGAGGAGCAGCCACTGTTGACGTAGTAGCTAATGACACTTTAAGTGAAATAGCTGCTAAGAATGGAATGAGTTTAGAACAATTAAAAGCAGCAAATCCTGATTTAGCTAGTGTCTTTGCAAATCCGCAATCTTTACAAATAGGAACCAAAATTAATATTCCAGGGTCAGGTGGGTTTGGCGGTTTATTTAGCGGGGGAGGAGCAGACGGAGTTGGAGATTATGGTGTGGTTGGAGATATAGGCGGCGGCATTACAGATCGTTTGGGTCTAACCAACTACGGCGGCGGAACTGCTCAAACGGGTGGCGGAGGAATGGGCGGCATGGGCGGTCTAGCAGGATTGGCTGGTATGGGACTTTTAGGAAAAGTGGTTTACGACGATTACAAAAGAAGAGAGGGCGGTATAGCCGACACTCCAAAAGTATCAATGGATCAATTAGGAAGATACCAACTGGCATCCGATTTAGGGACTGGCGGTACTCGAGGTGAGTTTGGATTAGCTCCAGCACCTGTTAAATTAACCGTAGCAGGCGGAGGTCCAATAGACAACAGGATGTACTATGCCGAAGGCGGTATAGCCGAACTGGATATGCGTGAGGGTGGTGAATCAGAAGGACCTGGAACGGGTACTTCAGACGACATACCAGCAATGTTAAGTGATGGTGAATTTGTAATGACAGCAGCAGCTACTAAAGGAGCAGGTTCTTTCAACGTAAACAAAACTAAATCAGGTATTGAACTAATATCTGGCGGAAAGTCATCTAGAGACAAAGGCGTAGAAAACATGCGTGAATTAATGAACATATTTGAGGCAGTGTAATGGCAGAAGTACCCAATCAAATTAATCCCGTACTACAAGATATAAAAAGAAGAGAACAATTATCTGATCCGTTTGTACGTGAAGCGTATTTTGGGTCGCCTGACACTCCAGGTTTAATAGCTCAAGCCACTAGCGCTGCTAACAGAGCTTACGGACAGCCAGCTATTATGAGGCAGACCGCAGGTTTGTCGCCTTTAGAAAAAGCAGCGATGCAAGGTGCTTACGGAGGAATTGGATCTTACCAACCTTATACAGATGCTAATTTATTTGGCATACAAGAAGGTATGGGCATGTCCAGACGTGCTGGTGAATTGGCTCAACCTTATTTTTCTGGTCAACAACAATACTTAGGAGCTGCTACCGATACTGCTCGTCAGGCTGCTGGTATGCAGTTTGATCCAAACTTAACCAAACAATTTTACAATCCGTTTGAAAACAGAGTAGTACAACAAACAATAGACGACGCATTTAAAGGTGGTGAAATAGCCGATATATCGGCCAGAGCGCAAAACATAAATAGCGGCGGGGAATCGGCTTTTGGTTCTAGAGCAAGACTGTCTGCCGACGAAAGAAGGGCAGCTTTAGGAAGGGGTATTGGAGAGTCATTAGCAGCAATACGTTCTGGAGGTTTCTCACAAGCGCAAAATACAGCAATCGGAGAATTTGGTAGGCAAGCTGGAGCAAGAGAAAGATTGGCAGGTAACTTATCAAGTTACGGTAATCAATTGGGTAATATTGGAGCGGCCAGATCAGGACTCGCAAGAGATATAGGTTCTGATATTGCTGGATACGGCGGGCAAATAGGAAATCTAGGACGAACAGAATACGACTTAGCTTCTTCTCAAAGAAGAGAATTGTCAGACTTAGGAGGAATAGCAAGAGGCGTTAAAGAGACTGGACTTGGAAGACAATACGACCAAGCTCAACAAAATAGGTTTGCACCTACCCAAGCAGCCAG